GCACACCTAAGTGGAACACAAACATTTAGTGGAGCTAAAACATTTAGTAGTCCCGTATCAGTAACCAATGGTACACACATAGGTCTTACTATTGTAGGTTCAGGTACTAGCCATACACAAGGTGCTATTGCTCTTAAAAGTTCAACTTCAGATACTCCAGAGGCTAGAGGTCAGGGTGTATTTATGTTTAATGAGGGTGATGATTCTACTTTTTATATGGGAACTCAATACCAAGATGCTGATACATGGCAAATTGGTAGAGCTACGGGAACATCTATAAACACCGAAGCTGCAGAATCAGGTAATGCGTTTTTAAAAATTAGTAATGCAGGTGTAGTGACTGTTGATGCATCAACTCAATCAACAAGTAAAACGACTGGTGCACTTCTAGTAGATGGTGGTGTTGGTATCGCAAAAACACTTAATGTTGGTGAAGATGTTGTAGCATACGCTTCTTCAGATGAGAGATATAAGGATTTAATCACACCAATTGAGAATCCAAATGAAAAAATTAAATTACTAAGTGGTAACACATTCGTATGGAATGATAAGCACGAAGTATTCAAAGGTAAAAAAGATATCGGTGTAATTGCACAAGAGGTAGAAAAAGTTTTACCAGAGATTGTAGAAACAAGAGATAACGGATACAAAGCCGTAAAATACGAAAAGATAGTAGCTCTACTTATAGAATCAAATAAAGAACTTCTTAAAAGAGTAGAAGAGTTAGAATCAAAAATCAAATAAATGTACGATGTTTATTACACAACTGGTGGTGGTCCTTGGGTCAACGCTGGAACTGATATGTGGGTAAATGATTTCTTAGAAAATATAGTACCACATTTAAAAGTAAGACCAGTTTTACTGATTCATAGAACAAAACCCAACGGATTTGAGGATTTTGAATTTCCAATAGAAACTCATTGGCAGGGAGATAATGTTGGTGAATTTGAAAGAATTTGTGATGGAGCTAGAAGAATCAATATATTACATGGACATTATACTCCAATGAAAGCTATAGTAAACAATAAAAATAAAATACATTCTAATGTATTACATAACTCAGTAGACCATATTTTGAAATCACAAGTAGGTACAGATGCAGGAGTAGGTTGGCATCCTTGGTTAGATTCAAAGTGGGAAAAAGACGTAAACGATTGGGCAACTCATTCTATATGGGTTGGTTTATTTGATATTTTAATTAAAAATAAGAAAATACCTAATTATTATGAATTTAAACATAATTTACCTTTGAGTAAATCAAATGGATTAGGATATGCTGCTAGATGTGAGGGAAGAAAAAACCCACATTACTTAGAAAATCTAAAATGTTTTATTTTTACTAATTCTTTTGAGTTTAACGCTTTTTGGAAAAATGCAGTTAAGTTAAATTATGATAAAGCAAGGATTTATCATTACTATGGTAACTTTAAAGATAAGTTTTATAATATGGATTGGGGAATATCCCATTCAGCATTCACTTCAGAACCATTTGGTTATGGAATATTTGAATCAGTAGATAGAGGAAAACTACCAATTTTACATGAAACTTGGTGTAAAGATTTCGAATATCCATACAGAGTTTCAAATAAAAAACAATTTAATGATATTTATAATCACATTGTAAGTGAATCATATGAGGTAAAGTGTAATTGGTTTAAAAAACTAAAAAACTATATGGTTACTAATTATTCAGATAAAAAACAATGGATTAATTCATTATTAGATATTTATAACATATAGGGATATAATATGGCAACAGTTAATAGTGGAAATACACTAAGTTTAAATAATTTAGCAGCAGCTACAGATGAAAGTACCAAATCTTTAGGTAGTTGTGCTGGTAGTACGGCAACTCCCATTTCAATGTCAGCTTTTGCTATTGATTCAGTTGGTTCACTTAGTGGATTTACATATGTTGTTGAAAGTACTGCTGAAGATTATGTATTAGGATTTACTAATCCTGGTGGTAGATTTGAAAAAATATCCCAACAAAAGAAAAACTTTGATTGGTCCGTAACAAAAAATGGTGGAGGAACTTCACTATTTTCATCAGCATCTTATTCACAAGCAGCAGCTGGTAGTGGTTCAATAACACTAACTGCTGGAGATATGGCAAATTCAGGAGTATTAATAGGAGCTACTGCTCATACATTAGGAGTAACATTTGCAGATGGATATAATGACCATATTGATGTAGCAGGTGGATATAACGTTGAAATGACAAAAACAATATATTCGGTAGATTCTTATGATGGTAACGCAGCTGCACTTTGTTTAGTATCTGATTCACCTATAATGAAAGCTGATGGAACAATTGTAGAAGTTGGTGATTTAAGTGCTGGTGATGTGTTGAGTGGATACTCACTAAGTGGATTATCGGAAGATTCTGATAGTAACTTCTTAGAGTGGGAATCTGATTCATTGGGAGAAACTCAAAAAAATGTAACTGTAGTGAATGTAACATATTCATTCAGTAATAAGATATATAATATAAATGATGGTGAAATAAAGGGTACATCAGAACACCCAATGTTAGTAAAAGATGCATCATCTGGAAAATATAAATTTAAAGAATTAGTAAGATTAGAAATTGGTGATAAACTCATAAAAGAAGTAGATTCGGTATTAACCGAAGTTGAAATAGTATCAATTATAATTGAAGCAGCTGATGTAGAAATAGTTTCTTTAGATGTAGAAGCACAAGATACATATTTAGTAAATGGATATGTAACTCACAATAAAGGAGGAAATTCACATACAGATTTAGCTGCACCTGATGTACCAACTGATATAGCATGGAACAATAGTACTAAAACATTAAGTTGGACAGCTCCATCTTCAGTAGGTACTACTGGAATTACAGCATATAATTGGGAGATAAATACCAATAGTGGATTTGGGGCAGCTGGACAGGTAGCAGTTCAAAATCAATGGAGTACTACTACAATAGCTGTACCATCTATAGTTACTTTAAATAATGGAACTGAGTATTATTTTAGAGTACAAGCAATTGACCAAGGGTTGCCGGGAACATACGGAACTTTAACATTTACACCAGGCGCATAATAAAAATTATGTTTTGTAAAAAATATGATATTTATATATACAACAAATAATGTTACATTAATAAAGAATTATGGCAAAGAAAACAGACGAAGTTAAGTTTACACAAGAAGAATTGGATTCTATCCAAAATATAAGAACAGAGGCCTCTCAAATATTTTTTAGTTTGGGTCAATTACATATCGAAAGAAGAAATGTTAATGAAGGGCTTGATATAAGAGAAGAGCAGATTGAAGAGAAGCATGATGCATTGGTTTCGAAAGAAAAAGAGTTGTATGAAAAGTTAAACACAAAGTATGGGGATGGAACTTTTGACCCAGTGAGTGGAACTTTTATACCAAATGAAAAGAAATAATTATCTTTTTGAATTATTAACTAATACTTATATGTGTATAATATTACATTATCACTAAAGGAGAAAAAAAAATGGCAGAAAAAATCGTATCACCGGGAGTATTTACAAGAGAGAATGACTTATCATTCATTTCCCAAGGAATTGGTGAAATTGGTGCAGTTGTTATAGGACCTTTCCATAAAGGACCTGCATATGTACCAACCATCGTAAATACCCAATCAGAATTTGAAGAAATATTCGGTACACCTGATGGAACTTACTATACAGGATATACCGTACAAAATTATTTAAGAGAAGCAGGAACAGTAACAATTGTGAAAACTGGTCACGTTGGAGGATATACTCAAGTAGACCCAATCGGAATTGTAGTATCTGGTTCAAAACATGTTGGAGGAGTATCAGGAAGTGCTGGAGCTAGACAATTAGTAGGAGTTCTACATGCAACTGAAAATGGAACAGAAGATACTGGATTCCCTGTAGCAAGTAACTCAATTGAGTGTCAAGTCTCATCATCAACATTTAATATAAGTGGTTCAGAAGTAGGAACATCTGTATCAGCATCTATCATACCATCATCTGGTAGTGATATTTCTGATGTATTTGGTGAATCACCACTAGGAGGTAAAAAAGTATATGCATACAAATACTTCGAAAAAGCAGCAACAGACCAAGCAGGGTTCTTCGCAGCTAGTGGTTCATCTGTAGAGTTCGTTTCTTTAGCAGACCAAGATTTTGCATTTAATGAGCAAAGAGCAACGACACCATATATTAAATCACAACTTATATCTGGAGATAGACACAATCTATTTAGATTTCACACTTTAGGACATGGTACTGATACGAACCAAGCCGTAAAGATATCTATCTTTAATGTAAAAGCAGCTGGTTCAACAGCAGCTACAGATTACGCAACATTCTCAATTGCAGTAAGAAAGTTTAGTGATACAGATAAAAGAAAGAATGTATTAGAAACATTCAATAATCTAAATTTAGACCCAGCTTCACCTAATTACATTAAGAAAGTAATCGGTGATAGAGTTATCTCTATAGATGCAAATGGGAAAATGACTGAAACAGGTGATTATGTGAACAACTCTAAACACATCTATGTAGAATGTGTTGAAGAAGGTTCATTCCCAATATCAGCAGCACCATTTGGACACGCTGAGTATCTAAATCCTGTAGCTGTAAGTGGAGATGCAACTGGTTCAGAAAATGATATAGTTCCAGCGGCAACATTCAGAACAAACTCTGATAGTAATACTGCTAGTTCTAAATTGAACTTTGCTGGTATCGATGTAGAAACAGCAACAACTAAAATAGATAACAACAATTACTTAGCACCGATTCCAAATAACTCTGGAACAGGTTCAAACTCAATATTCGCATTTGATTCAACACTTTCTTATGAAATGACTGGTTCAGCTGCAGTAGATATCGCTAAGAGACAATTTACTATCGGATTCCAAAGTGGATTTGATGGTTGTTCACCAACGACTAGAAAACAATTAGGTTCAAATATTTCATCTGGAAATTCGCAAGGATATGATTTATCATCTTCTACTGCTAGTGGTTCAATTGCATATGTTAAAGCAATTAACGCAATTTCTAACCCTGATGATTTTGATATCAACTTAGTAGCTACACCAGGTGTTGTAAGAAGATTACACTCTTATGTATTTGGTAAAGTAGTAGATATGGTAGAAGCTAGACAAGATGCATTCTTTATTGGAGATGTAACTTCAGTAAACGATACTATATCACAAGCTACAACACAAGCTGAAGCAGTTGATTCAAACTACGCTGGTGTTTATTACCCTTGGGTTAAAACAATTGATGTTAATACAAATAAATTAACAGCAGTTCCACCATCAGTATTGATGCCAGGTATATTCGCAGCTAACGATAGGTTGGCAGCTGAATGGTTCGCACCTGCTGGTTTAAATAGAGGTGGTATCGTAGGAGCAGTTTCTGTATTAAACAGATTAACGCACGCTGAAAGAGATACACTTTATGAAAGTAAAGTAAATCCAATCGCTTCATTCCCTGGCGAAGGTATTGTAGCATTTGGACAAAAGACATTGCAAGATAAAGCATCCGCTTTAGATAGAATCAATGTTAGAAGATTATTAATCAAAGTAAAAAAGTTTGTGGCTAGTACATCTCGTTATTTAGTATTTGAGCAAAACACCGCTCAAACTCGTAACAGATTTATTAACACTGTACAACCTTATTTAGAAGGTGTACAACAAAGACAAGGGTTATACGCATTCAAAGTAGTAATGGACGAAAGTAATAATACTCCTGATGTTATCGATAGAAATATCTTAGCAGGACAAATATTCTTACAACCTACGAAAACGGCTGAATTCATAGTAATAGACTTTAACATATTACCAACTGGAGCATCGTTCTCGGCATAATTTTGAAAAAAAGAAATTTATATATTTATTAGTATAATAAAGGAGAAAACAAAATGGCAGAAGTATTAGAATTCAACGAAATGTTTTATACCAACTTTGAACCGAAGATGAAAAATAGGTTCATCATGAACATTGATGGTATAGATTCATATTTAATAAAAACGGCTAACAGACCTACGATTTCATTCGAACCCGTAACTTTAGACCATATCAATGTAAAAAGAAAGCTTAAAGGAAAAGGTGAGTGGCAAGATGTAGAGATTACTATGTATGACCCAATCGTACCTTCAGGAGCACAACAAGTAATGGAATGGGTGAGAACATCACATGAATCCCTTACTGGTAGAGATGGATACGCAGATTTCTATAAGAAAGATGTAAACTTCTTTATGTTAGGACCTGTAGGTGATAAGATTGAACAATGGACTCTTAAAGGTGCATTTATTACATCAGCAGCATTCAATGACTTAGATTGGGCTTCTAATGACCCAGCTGAGATTACATTAACGTTATCTTACGATTACGCAATATTAGAATTCTAAAATATACTTTAAATATACTTTGATTTAAAAGGTTCTCTTAGTGAGAACCTTTTTTTTTCTACTTTTTTAACTTTTATATATTTATATACAAACAAATAAGAGTTATTTATTATGGCAGAAAAGAAAACGTATGATTTCCCAACGGAAGTAATCAGTTTACCTTCAGAGGGTAAAGGTTATCCAACCGATAGTCCACTTTCAAAAGGTGAGATAGAAATCAAATATATGACAGCGAGAGAAGAAGAAATACTATCTTCTCAGAACTTAATCAAAAAAGGTGTAGTATTGGATATGTTATTTGAATCAATTATAGCTGATTCATCTATTAATCCAGATGATATC